GGATGTTTCATTGTACAATATTCAAGGCATGCTTGAACGCTAGGGTTTATGCAGTAGAATTCGTTTTATAGTGAGATGAATTCCGTCAACACTTTCGTATGATCAGCCAGACAACGCAGCTTTGGTAACACTGATAGCAGTGCTAACCAAGTGCGGCTTCAAATGCGACCACATTTTCTGCATTTGTGACAGGGGTTTGTGAGCTAAAGATGGATTGTTACTGAGGACTGATTCAACCTTATCCTAAATGTAGCTATCGGAAGGGACTAACTATCGAACAACTGTGTTCCAATAGTCGAGACGAGGGATATATTCGAGATTAATAGTTATTTCAGCGTATCCAATATGTTCTGATGACGCACATCCAGTAAATAACATTGCTACGTATGCAGCATCTCTTTCAGAACCGACATCTGGTTCCTCAAATATATTATCAGATGGATCCATGGGCAGCCAAATCATTCTAGCAGGGTATGAAAGATCATTAGTTTCGTGATACACACACTTTTCTAATATGCCATGTGTGATACTCGGTTTGCCGTTAGTATCAAGATAAATATTCTTACCAGGAACTAAAGCAATGGTTCTAGAGCCTTATTTCTTGAGAGCATTCTGAGTGAAGTGGAATTTTAAAACCGCAGAAACCACTCGATACTTGGAAATGACGGAGGTAGTTATACTAGCCATTGACGTGCCGTTTTTATAATTGGACAACTTCGCCAAGTCAATTCCATCAGGATTCTCCAATAATGCCAACTTTGACGTATCATTGGGATGCATAGTGACAAGAGCCTAACCAAGATCATTGGTTTGGACATCAAATTTTTCATAATGCTGAAGAGTCGCGGTAGGAATAGCAAACCTTGATGGAATTCTACCTCCTTGAGTCGCCTCTGGCATTAAAACACTTTAAGCATACATGTCTTTACTCTCTCTATAGTGTATGAGTCCTGAGCTCTTTCGAGGCTGTTAATTTCTCTACACTTTTTTTGGAACAATTTTTCTCTGTTCATTCTTATTCTAATTAATTTTCTAAATCGTTTATTTCGTCTTGTTCATTTTTTGTTATTATTTTACTTACTAAAACATCATTTCAGGGCATAATCCAGCTACGAAAGTATCAGGTTTTACAATATCACACGGAAGATTTATAGTATCACCAATTTTTGAACAGCCGGTCGCATGAATAGCAAGATCAACATATTATTAATATGTCATCTATAAAGATTACATTTAATAATCGTCTATCTTATTTTGCAATTCTTCACCAACATCAAATTGATCAAGCATCATACGATGCAATGAAATCTTCTCTAAGCTCTCTGTGATATCCCATGCTTCACCCATTCTCACTCTAGCTACGCCAATAGCTTTATTTAATCTTGGACCTATTTCACTTAGTAAAATAGTTCCAATCAAATATGAGTGTTGAAAAGGATTTTAGCATATTGCCCGATTACTTCCAGTATAGAAGTTAGATGTACCCAATGCTTTAATAAAATCTCTAACAATAACACATTCACCTTCTTCTCGTGATGTGATAGCAAAACATTTCTTTGAACAAAATTCCATATCAACCCAAGAATCTCCAAACAATACCTCTTTATAACAACCGCCAAGCCCTTTGACTTGAGCGACTTTTGAATCTCGAACTGAACCTTCTAATATATTATGTTCCAATTCGTCCTTAAAACGCTTTGGAATGAGAGCAACTGCATCATCACCAGAAGCAATTACAATTGATTGATATGAAGGTTTAAGAACACGCTGGAGCTTAAATCCTTAATCAGAAGGAGTTTCTCTAAGTTTATAGTCAAACAATGGCATCTCTTACATGCAGCCTGACTAATGCATCCAATAATTGAAATACATGATAGTTCTTAATGTATTTCCCACTGTGGTTCGAGTTGGATGCCCACTTGGTGTAGTGCCGGTAATAGTTTGCGTCAAAAATGTCTTATTATCCCATTTGTATTTTATCTTCGATTTATCGTTTAATTAGAATTCCAATAATTTTTCGGAAACTCTCTATGTGAAACCAAAATATTCTGTCATGATCGGCCATACTTTCTTGTAGTAATAGTCGTCAACGATTTTTATTATTTCAACCCATTATGTGGAATCAAATGCTGATCCATCTGCGGAACAAGGAATGCAATCTTCGACGCTTCTTGCAAACGAAGTATACATTTCCTTAAATTGTTTACCGTTCATGCCACTGATAAATTGTGGAGTGGCGTTCTTCAATGCTTCAATGTGAAACTCATTGGTCCAGGTCAGGAGACCGATGTAATCTCCTTTAGGATTCTAAATTGGCCTTATCCTAGTTTGTTCGTTGGTACATCTCTTGTTCAAATCAAAATCCAATTAACTTGTAAGGTGCTGTTCGCCATTTTTGGTCATTACTTCAAAATGTCCAAAATATTTTTCATTCTCTGCGATCTACAGCTATCTAAGAATTTATTACTCATAAAGGCATTTCTTTTGCTTGCCCCAATTTGGATGATTATCTAACCATTTCTTATATCCATTTGTTCTTGCGCCCTTGAAATATTATTCTATATTAGCAACCATTCTATCAATTTATGGTTGCACGAATGCTTTGAATCCTTTCAAATAATGAAGATCAGGACTCGATTTACCAGATAATAATCTTGAGGACATGGAATACAACAGATTCGTCAAAGATCTGTTTGACCATTCATATGGTCGCATTCCTTTAATTGAGAATCCAGATTAATACGGTACTCTAAAATCTGGTTTCTCATTCCTACATAAATCATAGATTTATTATCTATCCTTGTGCCATATTTCATTAAGGACGGCTCTATTCTCAGTCATATCTACTTCTTTAAAAACATGAGTACAATAATAGATCTGAGATGTGTTCTAACATTCTTCTCTTTGTTATAACAGTTTTGGATTCTGATTGAACAGAGTTCTCATGCTCCTCTTGAGCTTTGCGGGAAGTACAAGATCGTTTTTATAGTTATGGAAAGCGGTGTTAACAGATTCAATTTAACTAGGTTCAAGCTTAGCTGATAACGCTTGAAACAATACTTATATGTGCTATTGAATCATATTCTTTTTAGTACAAAGAAGTTTTAAATCATCAAGATCATAATCAATAAATCCTGCCACAATTGGTCCATTGTAATCCACTTGGGTATCATTCACTCGGGTTTTCTTACTACCTAAGTGCCAATCCCAAAGTCCTATCTAACTGACAGTTCTATATGAAACTATCTTTGCTTCAACATGAGTATATCCGACCAAAAATGGTAATATTTATTGGAGATGATCATATAATGGAGATTTTCTGGTCATTGAATATTCGTCGAACCTAATATTGATCAATGGTTCTAAGCATTTTATATTTTCGCCAAATGCCTTCAAATGTGATTCCAAAATTGCTGAGTTACATTTAGATTTTTCTATCTATTCAAATGTGACAGCATCTTTCAATGTGTAAAGATGAGCACAAACAGATGTCCAATTAACTTCTTTATTAAGATTTAATTATCTAACTCTATCAACAATTATGTCTTCCTTCATCCATAGGTTCATTTTGGAACCTATATATCCTCTAACACCAGGTTTTCTCATTTATGACTCATCATCAATAATGACCTTATTCTAGATAGAAAGAAAATTCCATCTCTATAAACCTTCTTTATCACAATGCTCCTCAAGAAAAACTTCTCTCGGAACAATCATAGCTCGAAATGCGATCTCACCAGCACTAACAAATCCGGAGTGATAAACAATTCCATTACAGGGAAAAGTTTCATTAAGATGAACAGGCACAACTGAAGGATGCACATATGGCCTCGCTTAACCTTAAGCTTGCATACTAATTTCAAAATGAGCGTTGAGTTTCTTGTCCAATTTCATTGTAACACATGCAGTCCCTTAATTGGAAGGCAACTACCATTTCCCTACTATTGAAGGAAAAGTCATCAATGAATAATCGAGTGGATATGGGAAAATAATATCAGACAAATAATATCCGCTGTCTAATGATATTCCAGAAATTGCATTCTTTGGTAACCCATTTATCTCTCTACGATATTACATATTAAATTATTAAATTGTTCCCTGATAAACATTAACCATTCCTGCAACAGGACGTTGTTAAATTAAACCGGGAGCTTAGTACATCATTATCATCTATGCACAATCTAATACTTCTAATTGTAAAGCTGGGACAGTTCTCTCGGACTCGAGTTTAGAAAACAATGCCAATTTTGTTCTCTACTCTTCTTTTGCTTATGCCTTAATCAAACAATCATTGATCTAATCCTCACTATAAGTTGGATTATTTTCTATGATGCCTGCTCTGATCTTCTATATCCACACTTCATCAACATTCAATTATAAATTATCTACATCCTGTCTAAAGCTGGAATAATGAGCATATCTTTTGTCACCATTATCCAAATTGTATCGTTTGTCATAATCATCAATATTGGGGCGAACTCCAATATAACAAACTCGATCGCTAAATTCAAATAATGCTTTATAATATATATTAGCATGTTTTGAATATTTAGCACCTATATCTATGATATGATATACACCTTCTCTATTTGCTTTTAGGAAGTTTCTTCCTTTCTCTATAACTCTCCTCATCGCATTAGCTGCAAATGTATCAGCTAAGGTTCTAGGAGCAGGATGATTCGATGAATTAGAGCTAAGTATACGATTATTATCATGATTCTTTATCGACATACCTTTTGAAACTAATTCATTAAGAAGGTGGCTTGAAATTGGGCCAGAACTGTTAACCATAACCTATTAATTGGGCTTGGATACATATACAGTTCTCATATCAGTTCTTATTTCTTATTCAGGATTATTATGATTGAAAGTTGCAGTATGGACGGCAGCAATATTCATATTGAAATTCTTGACCAAATGGTCCAATCTGACCATTGATTTTTCTCTAATCTTTTCCTTCATTTGTAAGACGGTTGTTGATCCTACTTTATTTCTCGCTATTTTTGGTTGCTCTTTCTTGATTACCGCTTTAATATCATGAAAATCTGGAAGACCAATATCACTATTTGAAGCTGCTATTGGCACAGATATGGTAATCTACTTATATTCTACGTTCTTATAAATTAACGGTAATAGTTTCCTGAACCGATTATCACCTTTGAATTCCGTTTCATTCAAATATTGGGGCTGTGTTAGTGATGCGGTTACTATTTGTTTCATAGCATAGGATTTGACGCTACCAAATCGCATTGCTAAATCTAATGAATCAGCTAGATTTTCAGATGTTGATCCATCAGTAAATTTGCAGTGTTCTTAAAAGAACTCTCTTATTAAAGCATGCCCCTCAGCATTTCTTTATGAAGCGATATACCTATTATGTTCCGTTCGAACTTTATCAATATTCGCTTTTGTGATTTCCATGTTTCTATTAGTTAGCATATTGAGGAATTATTTGTACAGTTTTAAACATAGTTTTGACTTAACACTTTCCTCATTATACACGGCTTACATTTAAATAATTTAACTCTTCTTAAATGAAGCTTATTGTTTTGGCTTTTGTTTCTTTGTGTCTCTCTTTTATTTCTACTTTATATAACTTGAATCGACAATATTCTCTTCTGGAACCTGAATGCATATGTATGCGTGGTTCTCATGAGAACAAGGATATCCTAATCTGCCCGATTCATAAAACTTTACACCGGTTCTCTACGCAAGAGATCCCGTATTCTCCACTTATGGATGATCCTATTCTCGAATCCATCCAGCTTCAATGTGATTAACAAATGCTGTCACAGCACAAGCATATGCACCACATTGTCCATTTGGCATCGAAAGATATGCGTAACCTGAGGCCACATAGGAGTGCTCAACGATATCTTTGATTGGGAATTTGTGATAGTTTTGGGCATTAAACTCACTGCTAAGTGTGTATTAATTAATGACTATCCTCAACTAGTCTTACAATTACGTGGAATCATCATATCTGAGTTTAATTAACTCAAGATAGATACTCTGCAAAAGCTCGATAGTTGAGAGAACAAGAGGCTTGTTTCTCGCATATTGTTCTCGATGTAAACCATGAGGCTTATGACCGTTTGCCTAACGGGAGGTGGGTCTGGGTAAAGGCTGTGAAAAGTTCATCGTTTTGTTGGTT